GTATTCAAATAAAAATAGTTAACATTTTCTTTTTAAATATGTTGATTAAAGCGTCCAATTTGATATAATTTAAATATGGATAAAGTGATTTTATTCAGTAAATAAATGTTTCACGTGAAACAGGAAGAAAAAAAAATGAAAACATTAAACAAAAAACATCTAAAAACTATCAATGACCTTATTTTTACAATAAGAACTAATAATGATTGTAGAAATAATATTGATAATAAAGATGTACAGACAGATGAAGAAAAAACATTTTCTACCTATCTTTTTTGGGATACAAGGTTAGTAAGTGTGGAGCTATATGAAAATTATGGTATCGCTTTACTTAACAAGTGTACATTAGAAAATGTTATAGCAGAAAAAGAAGCAATCATTTCTCGTCATGACAGAGCATACATTAGGTGGCAGGAAGCAAAACAAAAAGTCGCATAAGGCAACAATAAACCGAGAGGAGAAATAAATCTCCTCTCATAACAGGAGAAGACAAAATGAAAACGGCAACAAGAAAAAAAACAGAAAGAAAAAGCGATTATAAAAATTATGCTCCTTTTAACAATCCGTCTAATAAGCCGAGAGTTAAAGGGTTAAACATAATTCAATCAATCGCAGGAGAAAATGACAAGTTCAAAAAATTTCTTAATAAGAGAATTGATATGAATCTTGTTAATGATTTTCTTGCACATTTAGAAGAAGACGGCAAATATAATCTTGCTAAATTCTTCGGACAGTTCGGGGATAAATTTTATATTAATAAAGATTATCCTCAACATAGAAAAGATGATATTTTAATTACTAAATACGTTAGAAAATATCATAATATAGAAAACAACAAAGAAAGAGAAATATCAAAATCTAAAGTGAAAGAATCTGAACATATTATTAGACAAAAAATAATAGATAAGATTCTCCCAATGATAGCAAAAACATTTTTAGATAAATCAACAGATACTTTTAATCCGTCTGATATAAATGTTTCTTTATCTCATATATCAAGCAGAGGAAAATCAAAAGTTCTCGGAAATTGTTATACTAAATCATGCGACAGGCAAAACAAAAAAATGACGCAGATACATATAAATATTGATACTCTTTATCATGATGAAGAAAAGAAAAAACTTAAATGGTCAGTAAAAAACTTTTATGATTTTTTAGAAGTTCTTATTCATGAGTTAGTTCATGCGACAGATAATTGCAAAAGCTCACACGGAAAAGAGTTCAAGAGAATTGCGAAAGCCGTTGGTCTTGATGGTATTGGTGGTAAGTCGGGTAAAGATTTTACTAGCACAAAACCAAATGACGAGTTTGATATCATGTTTAAAGATGTTATCAAAGAGGGCAAGAAATGGTTATTCACTGAATGGAATTGGGAAAGCAAGAAAAGAATTTGTAAAACAAAAACCTACAAATGCGAAACTTGTGGAAGCAGATTCTCAGTGACTAATCAAAACGCAAAGCATACAAATGTTAAATGGGAATGTAATCACGCAGGGACAGATTACGAAAATGAAGACTCTACTGAAATGGTTGAAACAACAAAACCACAAAAACCATTAGAGCCTAATCCGTTTAACAAATAATACATAACGGAAAACTAAAGAGCATTATTAATTTAATGCTCTTTTTTTTTGTTTTAAATTTAACGTGTTAACATTTAATATTTAAATACGTATCAAGTTTTCATTGTAGTGGTCTAATAAAAAGATAAAGATTCATAAGTCGCAGAAAACCTTTTATTACTTATTCTTTAGACAGATATAACTATAAAACATTAATGAATTATAATTAGATTGTTAACACGTAAGATTTAAATACGTAGTGAATGAATAGTTTATAGCCACGCACTTTACCTTGAAATAAATCTTGCAGAATAAAAAAACAATTAAACAATAACCAAAAATTATTCCATGATTACAATTCCTAGATATCAATTACACCCTCACCCCCTCTAATACATAAACACAAACACCTTCGTTCACTTCACGCTATGGTGGGAAATATAAGACCATAAGCATCTACTAATATTGTTATAAAAAAACTTGATATGATGCAAAAAAAAGTGTTATATTTAGAAGTGGATTAGTGTGCATAAAATATGAGCCAAGAGAAAATACAAGAAATAATCACCACGCTAAAGAAACGGCACGAAGAAAACAGGCTTAATTACTATAAACCTTATAAATTTCAAAAGAGTTTCCACGAAGCTGGAGCAGAAGCTAATCAAAGATTGCTTATGGCAGCGAATAGGGTAGGTAAGAGTTATGTGGGTGCTATGGAAATGGCAATACATTTGACGGGATTATACCCTGATTGGTGGGTAGGAAAAAAATTTTTAAAGCCCATTCGGGCTTGGGTTTGTGGTGCGTCCAATGAAACCACAAGAGATATCTGCCAAAGCGAGTTATTTGGGCAACCTGATAATCCTAGAGATAAGGGTAAAGGTAGCATACCAAAGCACTTAATTGGCGAAACGACTAGAAAACCCGGTGTACCAAACGCACATTCCTCCGTATTGGTTAAACATTCATCGGGTGGTTGGTCAAGAGTAGCCTTTAAAGCCTATGAAATGGGTGCTGAAAAATTTATGGGGGAGTCTATAGATTTGGTGTGGTTAGACGAAGAACCAGCACAGGATATCTATTCACAATGTATTACTCGTACCCTAGACAGACAAGGGCAGGTTTACATGACATTTACCCCTGAATCAGGCATGACAGAGGTAGTACAGAATTTTACAACAGAATTAAGACCCAAACAGGCTTTAATATCGGCAGGTTGGGAAGACGCTAGTCATCTAACAGAAGACATGAAAGAACAGATTTTGGCAGCATTACCTCCACATGAGAGAGAAATGAGGTCTAAAGGGATTCCAACAATAGGTAGTGGACTCGTTTTCCCTATCCTAGAGGAGAGTCTAGCTTGTGAACCCTTCACTATACCAGAGCATTTCGCTAGAATCGCAGGACTAGACTTTGGTTATGACCACCCTACAGCAGTAGCTTGGTTGGCTTGGGACAGAGACGAGGATATTGTCTACGTTTATGACTGTTATAGCATGAGTAAACAAATACCTAGTTATCACGCAAGTCATATAAACGAAAGAGAGGGGAGTCATTATATCCCAATAGTATGGCCACATGACGGATATCAACATGATAAAGGCTCGGGCAAGACACTAGCAGAGCAATATAGGGAAGCTAGAGTCAATATGATGCCTTTTCATTTTGAAAATCCACCTGCATTGGGAGAAAATAAGGGAGGAAACTCGGTAGAACCCGGATTAATGGAAATGTTGAATCGAATGGAAACAGGAAGATTTAAGGTTTTTAATACTCTATACGATTGGTTTGGAGAGTTTCGTATGTATCATCGTAAAGATGGTAAATTAGTAAAATTAAAAGACGATTTAATGTCGGCTACTAGATATGCAACTATGAGCCTAAGACACGCAGACACAGAAACATCAAAATGGCACACAAAAGGCAGGTTAGGGCCTGATATATCAATAGTTTAAAGGAAAATAATGGTAAAAAAATACAAAAAAATGACCGAAGACGAATTAATTGCTAAATTATCGTCAGAAATAGACTCATCTACTGGACATATGAGCAGCGAACTCTCACACCAACGAGAAGAAGCTATGAAATACTATCTAGGAGAGCCTTTTGGCAACGAAATTGATGGTAGGTCAGAAATAGTAACAACCGATGTAAGAGATACTATTGAATACATTATGCCTAGTCTTATGCGTATATTTACAACGCATAACAATATAGCTGAATTTGAGCCACAAGGCCCTGAAGACATAGAAATGGCTAAACAGGCTACTGACTATGTTAATTATGTCTTTAACAAGCAAAATAACGGCTTTAAGGTCTTATATGACGCTTTTAAAGACGCATTAATAAGCAAAACAGGAATAGTTAAGCATTATTGGGAAGAAAACAAAAAAATAACAACAGAAAACTACGAAAATCTTACAGATATTGAATATCAGTCTATTTTAGCTAATGATGAGCTAGAAGTCTTAGAACATACAGAGACTCAAATAGAAAAACAACAAGTAGATGATTTTGGCAACTTAATTAGCCCTGCTGTAGTACAACATGACGTTAAAGTTAAATGTACTAAAAATTATGGACAAGTTAAGGTAGTTTCTGTACCTCCTGAAGAATTTTTAGTATCAAGACGAGCAGTAGATTTAGAATCTGCTACTTTTGTCTGTCATAGAGTTAAAAAAACAGTATCTGATTTGATTTCTGAGGGTTATGACAAGAACCTTGTAGATAATTTGCCTACTTATTCTCAGTCACAAGGAGAATGGGACGAAGAAAGATTGGCTAGATTTAGCTATGATGATGAAAGTATGCCTTCAGATGAGGGAACAGGTGCAACGAGAGCCGTTTGGATAGAAGAATGTTATATGCACATTGATTATAACGGAGACGGCATAGCAGAATTAAGAAAAATTACAAAAGGTGGCAATGTAATACTAGATAATGAAGAAATAGACATGATTCCGTTTTCTACTATTTGCCCGTTGCCGATTCCTCATAAATTTTACGGAATGAGTATTGCAGACACAGTTTCTGACATACAGTTGATAAAATCTACAATAATGCGTAATCTTTTAGACAATATGTATCTAACTAATAACGCAAGATATGCAGTATTAGCAGGACAAGTAGAATTAGATGACTTATTAACATCTAGACCGGGTGGAATTGTTAGAATGAGGTCTCCTAACGCTGTTACACCACTTCCCACACCACAAATACAACCATATGCCTTTCAAATGGTGCAATATCTAGACGGAATTAGAGAAGAAAGGTCAGGTGTATCTAAAATGTCGCAAGGATTAAACCCTGATGTGCTTACATCTCATGTAACGTCAGGAGCTATATCAGCAGCAACAGAGTCTGCTATGCAAAGAGTAGAGTTAATAGCTCGTATGTTTGCTGAAACAGGCATAAAAGATGTGTTTAGAAGCATTTATAACCTAGTACAAAAATACGAAGATAGAAAAAAAATTGTTTACCTTAACAACAAGTTTGTGCCTTTAGACGTTTCTCGTTGGAAAGAAAAACTTAATTGTACTGTAAATGTAGGCATTGGTAGTGGAAATCATCAATCTAAAATGCAAACAACTTCTGCAATTATGAATATTTTACAAAAATTAATAGAAAATGGTGGAATGGGGACTATGGTAACTACAGAAAACATTTATAATACTATTTCTGAGTTTATACAGCAGTCAGGTTATTCTAATCCTGACCAATTTATAACTAATCCAGCAAATATGCCACCACCACCTCCTCCTCAACCGAGTATTGACGAAAAAATAGCTACTCAAAAAGCACAAATTGAGGTTCAGAAACTACAAATAGACACAACAATGGCTCAAGCTAAAC